ATGTATGTTTCTTTTAAATCTATTGTACCTGTAAACAAAGTTGTGTCTCCACCACCACCCCAATTTCCAATTCTTAAATAAGACAATGAACTTGACAATTTGCTTGACGAAGTTACATCTGCACAAGTTGTCCAAGTAACATTATCTGTTGAATAATCCAAAATATAATGTGTTCCCGTAAATCTTAATCTAAGATAACTATTTTCAGGTATTCTTGAACTTAAACCGACACCACTTGCAATATCCCAAGATGAGCCATTAGAAGATAAATACAATGATGATGTTCCTATACTACAAGTTATTATGTTTTGTAAATTTGAGCCGAGAATATAAGAACCTGTATTTGTGCCAATTTTGATTTTAATTTCCCAATCGTCTGCTTGAGATAAAATAATTGCATTATCAATTTTTAAGTAGTTTGAATTATTAAACCCACTAACCACACCGTCAACAATCGTAGGACTGCCGACTATCGTGTAGCCTACTACTGCTTGGAGATTGTATTTCGTTGAGCCGAGCTTGATGTAGGAATTGGGTAGGCTTATACTTCCTGTGAAATAAGTTGTTGTTCTTGCTCCAATATTAGAAGTTCCCAAATCTTCGGATAATATGTATGTGTCAGAGTATAATTCTCTTGTATAATTTATTCCATCAGTTGATATTAGCAATTCAAAAGTATTATTGGCTACATCATTTATAATCTTTATCCAATATTTTTCTCCCAAAGTTAAAGCAGTTGCTCCGTCTAACCAATGATTACTTCCGCTTTTTCTTAACTGTGCAGATATTTTTCTATTTGTAGCAATATAGATATAATTCGTTCCAAACATCAAAAATGTATTTATTTGTGTCAAAGAAGAACTTGGCATTGTTAGACACAAAGTTATTTCAGTTTTCTGAGAAAAAGTAAGATTTTCTTGCAAAGCCAAATAATTACTACTACTAAACCCACTAAAAACACCGTCATTTTCGGTTAATGTTCCCTTAATCGTTGCATACATTACTTGTGTCTTTTTCTTCATCATAAGTTCATAGAACATTGACATAAGCCACCCCCTTTATGAAGCACTGCCAAAATTATCTATCTCTGCAAGTCCGTTACGAATTGCGATACAATAGACGGTATCGCTCTCAAGTTCAGGTGCAGAGCCACCACCCCATCTCAATGTATTTGGAACGGACAATGTTATCGTTCCTGCTCCTGTTGTAAAATATATTATGCTTTCATAATCACTTGTTTCTACACTTGATATCGTTAATGAAGTCAAAGCAGTTCCAAACTTGTATATCGTATTTCCTTCTACTGCCAAACCTGTCGCATCTCCGTCTGTTACTATTGTAGGTTTCTTGAGATACGAAGGCAAATCTATATCACCTGTCGCATTTATTTCTTCTACACCTTTCCACCAAAAATCGCCGTTAGATTTAATTGAGCAACCTTCCATATCAATATAACTTCCCCATTCGTTATCCGTGTCTTGAGTATCTACATAACCTATAATCCACTCTCTGCCTGAAGAAAATTTTGTGCTATCCGCAATTGTTATTACTATTGTATAGCTCGTTTCGTTTTTCCCTTTGATTGATAAAGTGTAAGCAGTTCCGTCAAAAGCAAATTTAAAATAATAATCGGCATTTTCGGTAAATGTGTAACTTCCTCTTTCAATTATAAGCCAATCTAAACTTTGACCTCCCTCAAAATTAAGTTGCAGAACAACATCTCCATTTTCTATTCCTATTTTTGACGACCAACTGCCACTTTCGCCGAATAAATATTGTTTTGTTTTTGTCTTATAATTGCATAAAAAAACACATTCAAAACTATTTGCTGTTGTAATCATTGCACCGAAATCTTTAATTTCATTAGATAATGCAATTATATCTCCATCAACTTTGTTGCCTATTTGCAAATATTTATCGTTTGCAAAACCACTATATTTTGTGCCTTCTCTCGTTACAGTTCCATTTTCAACAACATTTAATATTTTTATTTTGCCGGTTGTTCCTCCGCCACCACCTGAGCCACCAAATCCCATATTTTCAAAATGTAAAGGCATAGTTATACCCCCTCTGCAACATTAAATTCTGCAACATTTTTCTCTGACCTTATCCAAAGAAAATTGCCACTTTCACAAGTATAACCGACCTTTTCGTTTTGTTGAATAATAAAACCAATTTTGTCTGTCGTTGGAGCATCTGCTTTAATACAAAGATATAACGGTTGATATCCTTTATTTTGGATAGTATAAGAACTATCTGCCACAAAAGAATATCCCGTTACTTCGTCCAACTTTTTCCATACTTTTCCTACTTTAAACTGTCCAATGTTCGCCATTTTCTTCCTCCTATGCTAATGCTTTAAATCCCTCTATTTTCCAAGAAACAGATTTGCATCTATCATCCGAGCCGACTCTTAATATTTGTATATTCATTCCTGTCGTTGTTTTTAATCTTATACCACCACCGAAATTTACCGCTCCTGATTTACTTTCTCTTTCGCAAGTATAATGTTCATCGTAAGTTGTATCTTCCATTTCTATTGCAAAAGCAACATCAAAATTTGTTGAATATTGTGTGTCATTAAACACTTGTATTCCATATTGTTCTATCCAACCATTACTCCATAATCTATATCTTACACCTGTTATTTTTTCTTCTTTAATTACTGCTCTTTGCGAGAAGTATAACCAATCGTAAGATAATCCCAAATCTACCCATTGATAACTGCTATTTTGTTTGTAAAATGTTATATTATCATAAGTAAATACATCTGCTCCAATTATAGCATAAAGGTCGTTTCCCATAGAAGTCCAATTATAATTTCCTCCTCCGTCAACACCTCCAATATAAAACGAGTTTTCGGAAGTAACGAAACACCATTTTCCTTGTGTATCTACACTTGGAGTCGGTAAATCGCCTTGTGTTGCTACTATTCTATACATCTGTTCAATCTTTCTTGCGAAATAAATATTTCCTGTGTTGCCTAAAACATCTTCAACAGGCTCATTTGGAGAATTTTTCAATGCCTTTATATCATAATGATTTAATCCTTGAGAGAATTTAAGAACTGTTCCTTTTGGGTATCCTGATATTGCAGTAGAAACGGCACTATCAAAAGACATTCCTTTTAATAGAATGTTCCATAAATCTGTTTGATTATATATATTTCCTATAACAGAACCCCAATTATTCAATGTTTTCCAATAAGTAGCCCAACCGGCAGTAACTTCGGGCTCTATATTTGTGTTATCTGTTATTGCTATATATATCTTTCCGTTTTTCAAAACAATACTTCTGTTTGAAAAATATTCGGTTTGAGAGTTCCACTCTGCTATACCGGCTTGAAACAAGTAAGCTAACTGAGAAGTTATCACATAAAATAAAGAATTGTGATCTTGAAGATAAGGAGCATCAGAAGAAGTTACAATTGCTCTCATACCCGTTTCCCAATTTGCTAAACTTTGTAATATTCCTACATCCTTAGAATATTGGTCGTTACTATTATTATGAGAACCAACCACTCCTAAATCAGATAAATTTGCATTTTTACCGAAAATCTTTTGATATACTCTATCTAAAGCCATATTTTACTCCTTTTAATCCCTTACGACCGTTAAAGAACATCCCATAGGTCTTGGGAAATATTTATTAAAAAAAACATTTAAGATATCTTGGTTATTTGAAACCTCATATAAATCACTACTTATATGATACTCTAAGTTTTTATCATTTTCAACTACATATATCTTATTATCAAAAACAGAAAGAGCTTGGTCTATAAAACCTAACGAAAGAGGTTTGTTCTTAAGAGAGATAATCATTTTTAATATCTTTCTATATGTTTCATCAGAAATGTTGTAATATTGATAACTTGAATATCTATACTCTGCATACGGATAAGTCTTTTTAGATTCTGTATATTCGCTATACCCTTCAGACGGGTTAATACTTCCATCGTATTCTGCATATTTAAAAGTGTTATCAATTGGTATAGGAAGAACTCTGTCGTAACCAACATATTTTCCTATAACATCTAATTGTTTTCCAATAGCAGTATCTAAATTATAAGCATTTTGTATTTGTGTTGGAAATATATTTCCGTTAGTATCTGAAAACATTGCCGTAACTAAAGCCTCAATTGTAGCTTTAGCTTTCGGTTTGTTTTTATATTGTAATATCAACAAGTTGGTAAAATATTTTTTTAAATTTTCCATTATTGATTATACTCCGTTACTGTGATATTTGCCACAGGTATTCTTATAAATTCGTCAGGATTTGGGTTTATAAATGTTATCCAATTAGAATTATCTTCCGATATCTCTAAAGAAGTAATAACTATATTCTCAACTCCATCTGATAATGCTTTCATTATAGAAGTAACACTCAAAGTTTGTTTTACTTGAGGTTTTGTATTATCACTTATAATTGATTTAATTAAACCTTGATTCAAAGTTTCGTCCAATATAAAACAAGTTACTCTACAATATATAGGTTTTTCTTTTGCTAAAGTCCAATATGCTACGAAATTATCTTCGTCAGGTCTTTGAAGAGAATAAGAAATTTCAGTTATCTCTTCTCCTGAGCTTGAAGAACTGTCTCCTAAATGTCTCATTGGAGTTCCTGCTATTCTATAATACAATATAGTTTCTGCTATCTTCTTATTTGTTTCTCCGTCTGATACTGCATTTTTAATTACTATCCAAATTCCGTGAGCAGGTATTTGATTAACATCTTCAGAGTTTCCTTTATTTTCTTCAACTCCAACATATTGTATATCAGGAGAAATATTGTATAATGCTTGCTTTAATGTTTCAATCGTTCCAAAATTCCCAATTTGCTCTGCCGATGCAGTTCTTCTTATTCTCAAAGAAGAATCACTTTCTTCATCTGTTCCTATATTTTCAGTCAAAGTTGCTTCATTGGTTACACTTTCAACTCCTGCAATTGGAGTATCTATATTTGTAATTGTTCCTTCTGTAAAATTTAATGCACCGTAATTTATAGCAACAAAAGGTATAGTCAATTCGTTTCCATCTACTCCTGAAGTTGTTGTTACCGGAACAAGAGCATTTCCTGAGTTATCAGAAACTTTAAAACATTCTTCTATCGGATAAAGGTCTTGACCTTTTAAAACCGCCGAACCGTTAAAAGTTACCTTTATATTTGTAATCGTTTTAGTGCCTTGTTTTCTTGTTATTCCGTTAAGTTTAACTCTTTGGTCTAATATAACTCCTACTGCTTGGTCCGGGTCAAAAGAAGCATTTATATCTTGAAGCAACTCTCCATAACTAACCATTAATTGAGAAATTACATTTATCAATTGTGCATCAGGAGTATTTTGGTCTAAATTAATATTTGCTCCATAAATTGTGTTAAACGAATTTATTAAATTGTTTAATAACTCTGTTACACTATTTACTTGCAATCCGTTAGAATCTAATATGTTTGGCATTATTATCCCCCTACTTCCGTACTATCTGTTATTGTACCAAAAATCGTATCTACTGTATATTCTAAAATCAAACTTCTATCTTCATTTTCTATTATATTCAAACTTATTATTTCTTTTACATACAAAGATTGCAAAATACAAAGTCTAACATTTATTTCTACTATATCCTTAGTATATTGTCCTCTGTTACCAAGAATATTAAACCAATCTATACCAGCGGTCAAATCAAAGAAACAATCATATTTAATAGACTTTAATCTTGTCTTTATATTGTTGATTGTAGAAACTAAATTATCTCCATAATCTTGAAGATTGTTTCCAAAACACCAATCGCCATTTTTGTCTATATTTCTCATTTTTACAAACATTTTTTACTCCTACGGATTAGGAACAGATGTGTTACTGCTTCCACTCGTAACTCCACCGTGAGTATGTTGTGTAAGTTTTATCTCTCCTGCTTCTCCTGTTCCTGTTATTTCTCCTGAAGATTTAATCGTTCCGTTTACTGTAACATTCCCATTTATAACAATACCACTATCGCTAAGTTCAATCTCACTATTTTTATATTTAATTCTTACTCCATTTGTAATATAATTATCGATTTTTGTCAAGATGTTCTTTATTCCAAGAAGAGCTACCGCACCATTTAATCCGTGCATATCTTGAGAAAAAGCAGGTTTATAACCTTTTCCCTCAACCCAATTATCAAGGTCTCCATCACAAAACAAAACTATACAGTCATCTCCTTCTTGTATAGGAACTTGAATACTGAAGTTTGCTCCACTTATAAAACTTACAGGTACTCCTGACAATAAAGGATAATTGTCTATCTTAATATCGGCAGTTTGTTTGTTTGCATAGAAAGCCTTTATCTTTCCAACCTTAACACAATTGAAGCTCTTTAAAAGATTTGCTTTATTTCTTTCAAGAACATTCTTTTGGTTGATATTTCCCATAGTTTCATAATCAATCATTTATTGCCACCAATTTATCTATTCCCATAAAACAAGTAAATTCAGTTCTTAAAGTATCACATACGGCAGGAGATATTGTTCCACTATGCTTAAATCCTACAACTTTTAATCTTCCACCTATACCATACTCAGTAGTTCTCGAATCTAAATAAATACTTCCTCCACATCTAAAAGAAGGCTCAAATAAAGAAACAAACTTTACAGTAGCCCATTGTCTTATCGGAGTACTTAAAAGACCTGTTTTAGAGGTTATAGTTATATCTTTACTTTTAATATATTCGTTATCTTTCAATACACATAAATCAGGATAATCAAAATACATTCTATATAAAGGAGCATTGTCATTCTGTTGTTGTTTAATTAAATCATTCATTGATTTAACTATATCATTCACAACATCCCAAGTACTTTTTTTTGTAAAAGATTTATCTCTTGTAAACTTAAATTTAAAATCTTTACTTATTTTTAAGTTTTCTTCGTTTATTCCCATATCTTTGGCTAATCTTTTAAAGACTTCTTTTTCAGTTGTTCCTGCTTTAAATTCGGTTGACAAATCAACTTCATTTTTTTCAGGCAAATCAAAAGCCTCAATATGAGTAATCATATTAGTGCCTTGTCTATACGAGTAAGCTCTTTGTATCCTTCCGTAAAAAACTAAAGGCATACCGTTTATAGTTTTCTCTATATTCTTTCCTGTGAGTATTTTTTTATCATACTTAGTAGAATCTTCTTCACTATACCCTGCATATATAATTATTTTCTTATATACTGCTCCGTGTAATATAGCATCGTAGTATATATTATGCCTCGTATCTTTAGACAAATTATATATATCCAAACTCATTTTATTTGTAGTAGCATATATACTTCTGTCAATTGTTAAATTTATCGTAAACTGAGGTCTTATAATAAGTTCGTGAGTACCCTCTATAAATTCAATAGCATCGATAGTTTCTCCGTTAGCAAGTGTTTTTTGCTTTGTTACGGGATGTTCTCCAAACTGTATAGAAATTAAATATTGTCTATTAAATTTATATTTTTCCATAATACCTTTTGTGTAATTAAATCGTCTGGCTCTAACAAATATACTCTTGCTCTTTTAGTAGTAAAATCTTCAAAAAACATAGGTTCACTATCTTGTTCGCACTTTACGGCGACTCCAAAACCTATTTTATCAGACCATTGTTTCAATATATTCGGAACACTTGTAACTCTTATTCCGTATATCTTAAAGTTTTCCGAAACTAAATCTAAAAACCATCCTTGTACTGCTTGGTTATAATTAAATACCAATTGATAGTTCTCTTGTTTTGAGTTTATTATATTGTATGTTCCTTGTTCTGTCAATTCTATCTGTTGCATAAAAACTCCTTAAAAACCTATACCCATTTGTATGTTTTTAGGTAAAAGGCTTGTATTATTCATAAGAGTCTGTGTATTATACAAAGTATCAGTATTTGCGATATTCGTAACTTCTGTAATCTTTGAAACAGGAGAAGATTGTAAACTTTTAAATATCGAAGAAACCTTCTCTTCTGTCGTAATTACAGATTGTTTTACTACATTAAGAGTTTGTTTAACAAAATCTCCTGCCATCTTTTCTTCTGTTGCTATCGGAGGAAATGCAGATTGTCCTACTATTTCAGGAGGCAACTCGGTAACTTGTTTCTTATTCTCTTCTATTGCTAATCCTTGACATTTAACTTTTGTATATGTGTATTTAACTTCTGCTTTTCTTAAATGTTTGAATTTTATTTTTATCTCTGTAACATACTTTGTGTTCTTAGGTTGGTTAGCAGAGAAATCTAATATATACATACTATCTAAAATACAAAAAGGAGTAACTATCGTAAACTGTGTTCTGTTCATCCAATAGTCTCTAAACATAGAAACGATTTTAGATTGTCTTGTTTGAGGTTTATCGTCTCCCTTTGAAGATTTTATAAAATTCGACAAACTCTTATATGTGTTATAAGCACTTTGAGCCGTATTTAATATATCTTTAGCTTGGTTCATTATGTTTGGAACGAAGGTTGATAACGACCCCATTCTATTATAATAAGAGTTTACCTTATTAAAAGCCTTTTGTATAGAATCTGTATTCTCTTCTTCATCATAAGGAGTTATGAGTGTTTTTTCGGATATCTTTCCTGAGACTTCAAGTATTATAGGTTTTAAAGCTATATGGTCTTGAATTGCTATATTTTCTTCTACATAATGGTCTGTTATATCGGAAGTAAGATTAATTCTGTAATCTTCTTTTAAATCAAAAATAAAGCCCTTATTTCCACCTTCTTTTAGATTTGCAGTTATACCTACTATTGTTTCGTCAGTAGGATTTATATCTTCATTATATCCTTCTTGCGGGAATATAAGTGCTTGTAAGGAACTTATAGCATTGTTCGCCAATCCTGTTATTTGGTTAATAGTTCCAAGATTCCAATTACCAATCTTTTGATTAACATCTATTTTAGAGTTTAGTTTTAATTGACTTAAGTCCATATTTTCTCCTATTGATTAAGTTCAATAAAAGTTCTTATATTTTCATTTTCAATATTATTTGTTTCAACTTTAGCTTTTCCTTCATTATCTATCTTTATAAGCATTTCAATAGCTCTTTGTGCAGATGAGCCTGGCAAATACATACTTGAACCTAATCCTCCTGTCGCAAGTCCAGCCCATCCTTCTTTTGTTGTCAACATTTTTGCTAAGTATCCAAGTACATTATACATTGGAACTTTTATGGCTGTAATAAATTCGTTTATATTTTTAGCGGCTTCTGCCCAAGCCTTTATTGCATCTTCATCATAACCAGGTTTTGTTCTATCTATTTCGCCTCTATACATAGCAGCCCACAAATCATAAGATAATCCCATTTGGCTACCTAAAGCCCAAGAAGTTTCCGCAGGAAGTCTTTGTAGTCTTTTCTCGATTTCAAGTTCTATATCGTCCATTTTGTCTAAAGCACTTACACCTAACATCGCAAACGGAGCAGCATTTCCCATACCGAGTTTGATAGCTCCAACTTTGCCAAGCATACTTCTTTTCCAACTTCCATAAGTTTGAGCAGAAATACCAGCTCTTTGCATCGCAGCTAAGCTACCACCAAAAAAACCACCTTCAGAAGCTCCTCCTTCAATTGTTCTTTCATATCCTAAAGAAGTTTGTGCAACTGAATTTGCTAAACCAACACCTTTCGAAATATATCTGATAGCTTGACCTGCTATCATACCAGCTATACCAAGTTTTCCCCATTTAAAAAGCAAAGCATTAAACAATTTCTTACGATTTTTTTCTTTTTCTTTGAACTCTTTTTGTTGTTCTTTAAGTTCTAATTTCTTTTTCTTTTCATCGAAGGCTTTGTTTTCTTTAAGAGCTTTATCGTGAAGAAGATTCATTTTTGTGTTCCATTTTTCTTCACTCATAAATTTTCTTGCTCTTTCTTCTTGGTCTCTTTTAAGTTGTATTTTTTGTCTTTTTCTTTCTAATCCTTCTTCTTTAATAGTCTTTGACATATAAGGCAAAAAATCTTTTAACATATTTTCTATAAATGTTTGCTTTGCTTCTTTAGAAAGATTTTTATATTCTTCTCCAAAAGCTCCCATACGAGCTTTGCTTGTAAGATACGACTTTGTTCTTTCTTTTAAATATTCTCTATAATTAGAATCGTATGTTTTGTGCCTTTGCCATTTATCAAAAATATCTTTAAGTAAAGGCTGGGTCATTCTGTTTATAGAAGATTTTTTTAATTTTGCATTTCTCTCTATCGCACGAACAAAGTCTGCTAATCTTTTTTCGGCTTGTGAGAAATCTGCATCTATTGCTATCTTGCCTTTTACTTCAGGACCCATTTTTAACCTCTATAATCGTTTTTTTGTCTTTCTACTACTATTCTTTCATAGTTTGATATAAAATCTTCGTACTTCAATATTTGTATCACTTCTCTTGCAGTAAACTTTTTTACTTGCTCTAATGTTCCATATCCTAATTTTACTATTCTGAATATTGCTAAAGCTACCGTATCTCTAACTTCTATTTTTGGACTGTAAGAATCATCGTCCTTTATAAAACTTGATTTAAGAATTACAAAGGACTTGTCATAAAAGGGGCAGTATTCAGGTCCAATACTTTTAAACTTATAGGAACATAAAATCCCCTCATTTTAATATCATTAAAAAAAGACCAATCTTTTATTTCTTGGTTATCAAAAAAACTTTTCTTTAACAAAGGTAAAAGAGCTTCTTTTACACTATCTACCGTAAGAAGCTCAACTCCTTCTTTGCCCTCTTTGTAACACTTAATAACTTCCGTGAACAATTTTTCACTTTCAATAAAAGTTCCTAAATGAACTTCTAATTTATGTCCTTGAATATCTACTTCTTCTACACTTTTAAATACTTCCATTTTGCCCTCCTATTATTTTACTCTATCGATAAACTATCTATAACACCAACTATTGTATATATAGAGACAGACTGTTCCGTATCTCCATTTACATTAGTTCTTGTTTCAGGTAACTTTCTTACAACACCACCACTTAATTGAACAACCCATTTCTTAAGATTGCCTTGACCGTCTCCAAGCATTTTTGTTACTGACCCTGTTAAGAAAGTCAATCCTGCAAAGTTACCACCAAGATAAGAATTTACTTTATCTACAAAGGCAGCATCTGTATTAGAACCTTTTAAAACTCTCAATTCTAATTCAAATTGTCTCCCACTTTCATCCAAAGCATATATCGCATTTTTGTTTTTACCTACTGCCAAGTTTATCAAATTATTAGGAACGGTTAAAACTCCAATATCTCCGTCTGCCAAATCGTTTGATATGTTATCTACTCCACTTAAACCTTGAAAAATAAATTGGTCATCGCCAGTTATTGAAAATTGCATATTAAACCTCCTATAAATTTATATTAATTGTTATGTTGGAAGAATGTATTGCACCAGCAGCTTTTATTGCTATCTGTACTAATGGAGCTTTTCTTTCTTCTCTATCTGCTTGAGACTGTTGTGCTACAGGTAAAGAATAAATATAATATCCCAATTTTGAAATATTTGCTTTAAATGTTTCAGGATTTCCAAAAGTATCAGGTAAAGTCCATTCTCCAGGAGCAATAAATCCGTTAGTTACGGCTCTGCCACAAACAGAAGAATAATAAGATTTCAAGGTTGTCATACCTTCTTCTGTCTGAGTTATCTTTGTTCCTGTCTTTTTTAAAGCATTAAATCCTGCTACTTGTATAGCATTTACGAACCATATTTCATTAAATACTTCATCGAAGAAACCATTTGCTCCGTTAGAGAAAACACAAGGTACACCTTCAATTGAAACATAAGAATCTACACCGTTTTCTTTACATTTTCCAAACAAAGTTTCGTACATTATCGGGTCAGGCAATATACCTGTCAATGTCTTTAAGTGCATTGTTTGAGTAGTTCTTGAACCTTCAAATATCGTTGACATAGCTCTTGAAGCATAAGATGCCATCATAACTTTAGCCTCTGTTTCTGTTCCACCATAAAAAATACATCTTGTTTTTGAAAAAGACATATCCTTTATATCTTTAAATACACCTTGAACATCACTATCAATATTGGAAACAACAAATTGAATCTTGTTATTTTCTGCATTTACGGCTGCAGATAACGAAGCAACTTCAACAGAATCTCCTGAACTTTCGCTTACATCTATTGCTGCTAAATCATTAGAAATTGTATCCGTTGTCATCCAACCACAGAAAAGAGTCAATCCTTTTAATCTGTTAAAAGCCTCTACTTGACTTTCGTTTCCTTCTTTAAGAGCGATTATCAATACTCCTGAATTGCTCAAAATGTTTGGAGCTTGAGAAAATACTCCTAAAGCCATCTTGTAAGTTAAAGAGTTTACACCGAAATCGTTTGCTACATTAGCAGCGGAATAGTACAATCTGAACTTATCTGTTCCAAAATCAACTATCGGAACTTCTGTACTATACAATAACAAATTAGCAGTTTTAAATTCTTTTAATCCTGTTGGCGAAGGAACTAAAGTAACATTTATTACATTTGACAAACTTAATTCATTACCCATTTTTAATCTCCTTATTTATCTATTTTTAAATTATTAGTATCACTCATATCGGCTCTACTGAAATCGTCAAAATAATCAACCTTATGAGTTCTTTTTTCAATGTGCAATATAGAATACTCGTAATGATAAGAAAATAATCTTGCAGTCGGAGTTGCAAAACTTGCATCCATAAATATTCTCGGAACTCTCGATATTTGCATATGATATTTCTCTTGTTGTTGTATGCTATAAACACTTCTTATTGCAGATATTATATCATATCTTTTTTCCAAACAATCGTTTCCATAAGAAAAAGTATTTATAGAGATGTTTGTTTTAATGTTCATCCAAGTATCTGCTTCTTCCCCTGTATCAACTTCTCTTTTTTCTATATTCGAACCAAAAACATCTTCATTATCAACAGAGACAACAACATACATTCTCCCGTCATTTGGAATATCAACCTTTTGATTGTATAACCAAATTTGGTCGTTTTGTAAACCTAATTGATTCTTGATAATATCGCAAACAATCTTTAAAACATCCATTAATTACTCTCCGAAGAACCGTTATTTTCTTCAAAAGTCTGTGCTATTATATATTCTATATATCCGTACTCTGTACAATCGTATTTCTCGATTACTCTATATTGAACACCATTAAAAATTACTACATCGTCTATCTTTATTTGTGGTTTAGGAAGAAGATGGAGGCACTCATATTTCCAAGCCCTTTGACCTTCTTTTGTGATTTGAAGTTTTTGAGGGTCAATCGGTTGTCTTACACCTCTTGTTGTTATTGTCGTTCTTGTCTCTTTTTCTTCATAATCAACAATCGATTTAGAAACTAAATCAAAAGTTATCTTCTGTAAATATGCTTTAACTGGTCCTGAAAGGTTTGGTAACACTTATTTTCCCCTTGTTCTTCTTGTCAATGGAGATATTCCTATCCTTCCCATTGTTCCTGTTTTGTTTACTTTGTAATTACAATTTATAGAATCTTTTAATATTCCTGTATCTGTAAGAGCTGGTTCTGTTCTTCCTGTAATCTTTTTATAAAGAGGAGACAATTTTTTCCATTTTCCATATCCGTTTGTTTCAAAAGCTAACATTATCTCATCATAAGCCATTTGTGCTATTCTTTCAAACAACTCTTCAAGAGATTTATAGGTATGTGAATAAAAATTTATCCATCTAAAGATTTCAGGTAGTTTTGATTTAAGAGGCATTTCAATAAAACTTCTTTTTGGCATACCTCCTAATCCGTATTCGTGAATAGCTCCTATCTGTTTTGTTGACAAAGAACTTACAACAGGCTTTCCTGATTTTCCTTCAACATACACGTGAGGAGTATCCTCAACAAAAAATTCAATATTTCCTTTTTTCGGCAAAAACGCTTTAAAAAAACTTTTTGGACTTGAGCTAAAAGTAACTCTACTTTTTCCCATTACGGTAAAGTCCTTCCCGGTGCTATCCCAACACGACCTATCAAATAAGGATATACCATTGTTATATATTTTAATCCATATCCGTTTTGTGCAAACATTGAAATCATAGGGTTTTCTTCAACCCATTTAGGAACTTTGAAACTTTCAGACACATTTCTAACTTGTCTGTAAGTTACCAATCCACCATTATTTGAAGCTCCTTGTGTATTTGCATTGTTTATATCTACAACCAAATAATAAGCTACTAAATAAGAAAATATGAGCTTTCTTTCGTCCTCTGTATCAAACATATCTCCGTTAAAGTTCATACTTGCTTCTGTCATAGCTCTTGATATATCGGCATCGGACACTTGTTCAGGTTCTGAGCCATACTCAAAATCTTTGGCGAAAAATGTTTTAAACTCTGCAATTGTTATTGGAAAATCCATTATTTTTTCCTTTTCTTCTTTGTTTCACGTGAAACTTCTTCTACTTTTTCTTCTTTAACTTCTTCTTTTACTTCAATTTTAGTCTCTTTTTTCGGTTCTTGCAATACTTTTATAAAAGGATATCTTGTAACCTTTTTGCCTACTTGTTCGGTAATTTCTACCGTCATATTAGGTTCTAAGATTACAGTATTTCCTCTTTTATCCTTAACTATAAAATTTGCCGAACTTGTATTTAAAATTTTCATATCTTCTCCAATAAGTAAGGGAGGGGGAGGGCATCTCCCTCCCTTACTGTTCTCTTAAGAGATTATATAGAACTCGAGCTTTCTTCGGTTCTGTCAAAATACAATACTTCTTGTGGTCTGTTTACGAATACACCACCAACCCTTGCGAAAGCTGTATTAACTAAGTTCCATCCATCAATGTTATTGAACATTGTAGGAGTATAATCAATTGCTTTTACAAGTTTGATAGAGTCGATATCTTTGTTATACAAAGCATATCTGGTCAATCCTAAGTTGTTATGTCCTTCGTCAGAATATACACAAGGAAGAATTGCAACAGGTTTTCTTGCTATTGTATCAAAGGCTTCTTTAATCAACATCAATTTGTTCTTTACAGGGAATTGAGGAGAAACTTGAGATGCCAATCCGTTGTAATCTGATTCAGGAATCATAAATACATTCGGATACTCAGTTCTGTTACAATTTGCTCTGTATTTTTCGATTACATCTGCTACAAATACGTTGATTTCATTGAAGCTCATTTCTTTCAATGATTTAGGTATTGTAGTCGTATCGATTGTAACATCGTCTTGGTTCAAAAGACCTTTAACGATTTTGTTACCCAAGAAAGCAATTTTCTGTAATCCCAAATCGAAAGATTTTTTTCTACTTCTTTCTTTACCTGCTATCAAAGAGTAGTTGTTTATCAATGCTGCTTGTTTCAATTCTTCGATTGTGAATTGAATCTTTTTCAACCAAGTTACAACCGGAATGTATCTTCCGTCAACAACTGCTTCTGCAACAGGTATCTTAGCTTGAGCAACATTGTTTTCTTGCCATCCTTCATCGATATCAGATGTCAAGTACTCTCTCACTTGGAGCAATTGTTTTGCCCAACCACCATCTATTTCTTCAGGCAAATAATCTTCAAGATTTACTTGATAGAATTTCTGTTGAGAAATGGTTTTTAACAAAACTGTTAAAGTTGTTATATCCATTTCTGCTCCAAGACCTGTTTGTGCAGCATTTACTTTTAATGCCAAATCTAAAGCCTGTTGAGACTGTTTTGCCATTAAAATTTCAGCTTCATTCAACTTTACAACATTACCATATACGTCCTTAAATTCTCCACTTAAGATTTGTTCTTTTGTAAGTTTCATTTATATCTCTCCTTTATTAAAATATACCTTTTACTACGATTCTTGTTAATCCTGCTGCTGCTTTGTCCAATGCGATTGCATCAACAGTTCCGTCTGTTTTTTTAACAAATTTCATTGTTGAAGAATCCCAAGTAAGTTCATCTCCTGCTTCTACTGCTTCGCCTACATTAGCATAGATGAATTTTCCGTTAATAAATATCGTACATAAATCTTTTGCACCATATTTATTTTTTACTGCGTTAAATGCAACAACACCAGCAATTGCACCTGTTGTTTTAGGAGCTACGGTTATGAAAGGAGCTTTAGAAGTTGCAACCAAAGAAACTGCATCTCCGTTTTTAACTCCTGTTCCTGCATAATCTTCACTAATCATTACATTTATCGCTTTACCTTCAACTGCATCTAATGCTATCTGACCTGCTACTACTTCCGTCTTAAACTGGTTTAATGTTTGAGTCATTTTTTAATCTCCTTATTCTTCAATTATTTGTATTCTTCCATCTTTTGTTGCTTGAAAAACTATGTGTTTCACTTCGCCTTTCGGTTCGTTTACATTCATTCTTGAGTTAAGTTTTTCATTTTGTTTTTTCTTTTCTTCTTCTTCTTTCTTTTTAGCTTCTTCTTCGGCTTGTTTCTTTTCTTCTTCTGCTTTTTTCTCTGCTTCTTTTTTCTTTTCTTCCTCTGCTTTCTTTTCTTCTTCATTTTTCTTTATCGTTGCACAAGCATCGTTGTATTTTCCAACCAACTCTTCTGCCGTAAACTCTCCATTACAAGTTGCATACTTTTTTTCGCCTTCGTTAAGTTTTTCGGATAACATTCCTATCATATCCTTTACGGTATATGATTTTCCACCTAATTCAAAAGATGTATTTAAAATTTCTTCTGAATTTTCTACTTTTTGTTTCTTAAACAAATTAAATCCCATCTTATCCTCCTTCTCGTTAAATTTATTATCTATTTTCTCTAAATCTTTTTTGAATTTCTTAAAATCTTCTGTATTCATTATTATCGCTTCATCGAATTTTGGTTCTTTTGTCAATGCCAAATGTACATACTCTCCATCCAAAACTTCTTCAACATACTCAATATCGTGAAACTTTCCACCAACTCCTGAAGCAGTTGTCAAATAACCGTTGGAAACCCTAAAATTTTGGTTCTTTATGAACTCTAAGGCTTGTTTATTGCTTACAATAAATTCTACCCAAAAATAGCCATCTTGCGGCAAATAGAACGATTTTACAACATATCCAACAGGTTCTTGTTTTTCCCAATCTTTATGAGTTATAACAACAGGTTTTCCACTAAACGAATCATTCATTTTATCTAAAACGGGTTTAGTTATCAAAACATTACCTGCTTTATATCTCGATATTCCGTGAGTTATGTGTCTTGCATAGAAAACTTCTGCCGTTTTAATTTTGAACATTTTGTTTATCCTTTAATTCTTCTTTTTCTATCTCTTCCAACTCTGCTAAAAGTTCTTGTTTTCTTTTTGCTCTTTCAGATTCGCTTGTAAATGTACGAGTTTTTAAGTCTTTAGTACTTATATCTGTCTCGTCATCTTCTTGTCCTTGTTTTTTTGCCATTTCCAAAGGTAAAGTATTGTAAAGATTATCATTAACGTCTATTGTAATAGGCAACATATTGTTTTTATTAAACATTTCTTTTACTTGAGAAACATTAACAAAACCTTTGTTATAAGCTATTATAGCTCTTTGGAACTCAGAGTTTTTACGAATACTCAAATCTTTCGGAGTTTCATAATCCAATGAACCAAAAACTACATCAACATTATGTATCTCTTTACCTAAAACAAACAAACAGAACAATTTGTATAAGTTCTTTAAATTATTTTTAACTTTACTTCTTATCTCTGTTTCAACCATTGTATTATAGTTCTTAATATCATCTTCTCCTGAACTAAATCCTGAGCTACCTATACCAAACAATTTTGATAAAGGCATACGAAGGTCAGAAGCTATCTGATAACGAATTTCTTTCATTACTTCTGCTAATCCTGAGAAAGAAGAACTATGACTTTTTGATTGATAATCATCGTTTTTATCTAAAACAAGAGCATTTAAGTAAGATTTTAATTGGTTTGCCAACATAATTCTTCTTCTAACATTGGCTTCTCCGTTCTTACTCATTAATGCAGTTGCAAAATTGTTTATCGAATACACATCTACTTTAACTTCGTCAAGCATTTCGAAAGTAGAATCTACACCTTTTAAATACTGATTAAAGCCTCTTACAAGAGTTTCAAGAACAGAAAATCCCCAACCTCTAAGACGAGGTCTTACAAAAGAAGGAGCTTCTTTTCCTTCAACTCTGAAAATTCTTGATTTATGTATCCTTTCTCCGTAATAATTATAAACTTCAGGTCTATAAAGAAGTTTTCTCAACTCAACATCTCTAAAATAATCGAGTTGTTGGTCGTTTACATCATAATCTCCATAATAAAGTTCCCACAAATCTACAGGAACAAACTCTACAGGCATACCTTTTAATTTTGTCATATCCATAGGAACAGACAAATCATCTTCGCCTGTCATTATAATCAAAGCACCACCACCAAAAAGTCTTGCCCATTTAATAGAATATTTGAACTTTTCAACAAAGTCCTTATCTTCCATAAATTCTTTGATTTTAAGTTGTTCGTCTTTGGTTAATTCTGTGGTTTTGAACTCAATTTCCGACCTAAATGCATCATCTACCGGCAAATCTACCATTGTTTGTATGAGACCGTGTTCAACATAAGATTCAGAAAGTAAGTATCTGAAATTTGATATAAAATAATTACGATTATTTTTTGCGAGTGTATCTACTTGTGAGGCTTGAACTCCTCTTGCGATTAAAGCGGCACCTTCCCAACCACCGTTAAATCCTGAAATAGAGCCGACAAAAGACGATAAGGAATTTTCTTTTAATGCGGCTTCAAATCCTTCTTGGTATCCGTCCGAAAACATTGATTTGGTTTTATTTTTCTTTGTCATCTCCCCTATCTCTATCTTTTTATATCCAACTAATAGCAAATATTTTAAAAAATGTCAAGTACTTTTTTTAATAGGGGGGGGGATAAGAGTTGTCTTTTAAAACAACCCGAACATTTAGAAGATATCAAATCTTTTATCTGTTTATGTCTTTCTTATCCGTATTTCTACGCAACTCTTTAAAAGGTTTACAAAACAGATACCTTTTCTGATTATGACAGGAAATTTCATATTTTGTAGGATTTGCTTCCGTATTTTTCATACTTATCACTGTTGTCAGAAGTAATCGCAATTACAAAACATAAAACTTTTGCAGATTCTTGTTGCTATCATTCGGCTTTTGGTTTTTTTTAAAAAAAAAGACTCTAAAAACGGTTAAACAAAAAAAAGACACTTTGTAGTATTCCTGTTCCGACCTGTTTCTTATATCCATAGACAAAATATAATAACAGACAGGAACACTACAAAATGTCTTTAATTGTCTATGTTTTAATTTTCAACGAGATAAAAAGTTTTTCGGATAAAC